AGCGCCACAAACTGTAAATGCAAACGATAACGTTGCCTTTGCTCTAGCTGCTTAAGCTAGCATTGGGTTTTTGATAGTTTTTCCTCGAAACAGAATAAAACTATCAACCGTTCGATTAAACGGGTGGACCGAGTCTCACTGCGGTTCTGTGCTTATAAATATTTGCATGACCCACTACGCCTCTACTTGAAAAAGCACGCATGGTGGGTTTTTTTGTCTTCGGACAACCAGTGTGGGGAGTCACTGGATAATACCCTCTCAAGTTTAACAAGTATTAGGAAATAAGATGACTTCCTTTAACAAGAAGTTTTTCAAGTTTCTTTCGATTTTTACAGTATTAGTATATAGTTTATATGGAATCAATTCATATGCTGAAGATGCTATCGAGAGAGATACGAGGGAATATTCCCTCGGCTTTGTAGAAGTAATCCAAGAGATTAAAGAAGATGCGGCAGAAGAAAAAAAGAAAACCGTATTAAGAAAAATTGAAACCCAAAACATACATTTAGCAAATAATCGCGAATTGAAGTGTCTAGCAGACAATATTTACTACGAGGCAGGAAACCAGTCAACTCAAGGAAAGTTGGCGGTTGCTGCAGTAACTATCAATCGCGTAAAAAGTCCCAAGTTCCCGAAGTCTGTGTGCGCAGTCGTATATCAGAGAACTAAGCGTGTTTGCCAGTTCTCATGGGTATGTGAAGGTAAAAAAACTGTGCGCAGTGCCCAGCAATATTCAGAATCTAAAAAAGTTGCTGAAAAAGTATTGCTTTCTGGGGCAAATCAGGGTATACTTGGACGTAACGTTTTATTCTACCATGCGGATTATGTTAATCCGAGATGGAATTTGAAGCGTGTTACAAAAATCGGTGATCACATTTTTTATGCAGGATAATAACATTGAATATGGTAATGGATGGTTCTGAAGTAACCAATGAATTTTTAATTACAAAAGAGTATAATACAGCAATAGAGTTCTCTCAATTCGTAGAGAAACAATCATTCGAGAATGGTATTCCTTGTTTGGATATTCTTCTTGACTATTGTATCAAAAAAGATATTGAGATGGAATCTGTTGCTGTATTACTCACTACTTCTTTGAAAGAGAAGATTCGAGCAGAAGCAGAAGAACTAAATATGTTGAAGCGCAAATCTGGTGGGAAATTACCTCTTTAATGCAAGCATATGAAGTTTATCGCCTCTACATGGCACTTAAACTACACTTCACTACTGAGTCATATGACATCACCGTAACTAAAGGTGCTGTCAAGTCATCAGAATCTGCCTTCTTAAAACGAAGAGATGTTTTCCTATTCAGGAAACTGGCGAAGAAGTTCGTCGCTCGTCAAGAAATTATCAACTACTTTGTTGCAAACTTTGCAGCAGGAGATAAGAACGGCGGCATCTTTAGTGCAGATTCTGATGACATCTATGAAAAGTGGAAGGGTAGACAAGACAGATTGTCTTACATGTTCGCAAACGATATTAATCGTTTACTTATAGAAGCAGAGAAGGCAGAACAAGATCCTTTTGTATCTGTCAATAATCAACATCCAATAATTATTAAGATGTTATTGGGAAATAAAATTTCACTAGAAACAGTTATTATACTTGACAAACTACTAGATTTCAGGTATAATGTAAATACTGAATTGTTGAATGATTTTATCTGGAACGATTTAAATCTTTTGATAATTAAGTATCGTCCGTTCGTTCGTTTCGATCGGTCGAAATTCTCTCAACTATGGATCAAGGAGAAAGGCCAAGTGGTCTGTTAAATGGGTAATTCAAGAAGCAGGGACTATTGGGGCAACGATGAACCAAAAGTAAGAGAAGTACGTAAAGGTGTTGATAAATCAAATAAACACCGCAAGAACCTGTATAAATACTCAGGTAGTAATGATGCTGAAGAGTATGATGACTACGATGATTATGATACAAATCGCAAATACTAACATACAACGCAAATATAAGGACAATACATATGTCAATTAATTCACTATCAGAACTCCGCAAGAATCGTGGAAACTTCGACTCACTCATGAAGGCAGTCGAATCAATCGCAAACCCATCAAATGAAAAGCGTGGCGACGACGATCGCTTCTGGAAACCAACTGTCGATAAGGCAGGTAATGGTCAGGCAGTGCTTCGTTTCCTCCCTGCTCCTGCAGGTGAAGAACTTCCTTGGGTTCGCGTCTTTGATCATGGTTTCCAGGGTCCAACTGGAAAGTGGTATATCGAAAACTCGTTGACCACAATCAACAAACCAGATCCTGTCGGCGAACTGAATTCCGAACTTTGGAACTCAGGTATCGAAGCGAATAAGGAAATCGCTCGTAAGCAAAAGCGTCGTCTTTCTTACATCTCAAACGTGTTGGTCGTTCGTGACCCTGCTAATCCTGAGAATGAAGGTAAGGTCTTCCTCTACAAGTATGGTAAGAAAATCTTTGACAAGATCAAGGATGTAATGCAACCAACCTTTGAAGATGAGAAACCAGTCAATCCATTCGATCTATGGGAAGGTGCTAACTTCAAGTTGCGCATTCGTCAGGTTGAAGGTTATCGTAACTACGATAAGTCGGAATTTGATGGACCAAATCCTCTGTCGGAAGACGAAGATAAGTTGGAGAAGGTTTGGAACGAAGCGCATTCTCTTGCAACTTTCCTCGATCCATCGAACTTCAAGTCATATGATGAACTGAAGGCGAAGATGAACGCTGTTCTCACAGGTGGTGCTCGTATGGCAACTGCTGAGAAGGTTAATCCGCTTGATGCTGAAGACGAACTGTTCGTCGAAACCAAGATGCGTAATGCACCTGCTGCTAAGGCAACGGATGACAGTCCACCTTGGAAAGAAGACAGTGACGATGACACGATGAGTTACTTCTCGAGTCTCGCTGATGACTAAAAACTTGGGGGAGCGTTTCGCTCCCCCATTTCATTATCCAACTGCTCTTCTATCTTGGAATCGTTGCCACGAAGAATCATTTGTTCTGACACTTCCTACGCCTCCTGGGAAAGTTATTTGTGGTGGCGCTTGTCCGCCACCACCACCTTGATTGATCACTGTTGGTGGTGGAACATTGACTTGCACTTTATCTTTGGTCTCTGCAGTGCCTTGCTCAATTAGAGTTCCATCTATGTTCTTGCCAGTTTCAGTTTTACCTGTCGCCTTCTTTGGCGACATTTGATCGCCTGTTTGATTGCCCTTACTCTCGATCTTACCTGATTTCTGACTCGACTTATATGCTGCCGCAGCAGAATTATTTGAATCAGCATCATTGGGGAAGTCCGGATCTACGATTTTACCATCTTTGAGTTTTGCCCATTGACCTTTAGGATCTATCTCAGCAACCTTACCTTTGATCGATTTATCAACTGCATCTAAAGAAACAGATGCGTCTTTTTTCTTTGGTTCTGTTGCTTCCTTGGCAGTTTCTACTGCTTTAGGTTTTGCTGTTTCTTTTGTTTTTTCTACTTCTGCCTTTGTTTTGTCAGATACTTCCGCCTTGTTGGCAATAGTTTGTTTGGTGGGCGCTGCAACTTTACTCTTATTTTTTGGTGCTGGTTCTACACCACCTACTTTTGGTTTTTTCTGTGTTCCAGTATATTCACCTGCTGCCATTTTATCTTCAGTACTGTCAACCATACCAAATGTTAATCCGCTAAGAACGTTCCTCCCAGCGTTTTTAAATTTCTGACCAGTAGTTGCGTTTGGATCAGCATTGAATCCTTTATACCCATCATATGCTGCCATACCTGCTGCCAGCGGAAGTGCAAGTTTTCCGGCAACTCTGCCTGCGAATCCAAGACCCTTTACTAATCCAGGTGCCTTACTCAACAAACCACTTGCTTTAGAACCTAAACTTGATGCACCGCTGGCAATTTTACCTAACAACCCAGTCGACTTGGTTGCTGCAGCAGCAGTACCAGCAGCACCAGCAGCACCTGTCGCGCCAGCAGCGCCAGCAGCGCCAGCAGTTCCTAGACCAGCAGCGCCAGCAGTTCCTAGACCAGCAGCGCCAGCAGTTCCTAGACCAGCAGCACCTGTCGCACCAGCACCAGCAGCGCCTAAACCAATCATTCCGAGCGCTCTGGCACCACCACTGAATAGTCCGCGAGCAAGACCTCCTACTCTGCCTCTGAAACCACGACCGGCCATACGGGCGCGAGCACGCAGTCTTCCTCTGGTTCTTCTTGGACCTCTTCTTCTATCTGGGAGATCGATATCCATACCACCGTCATCACCACCGAGATCGCCGCCACCAGCACCACTTTGATTATCTGCTGACATCTTCTTCATCAGTTCTAGTATTTCTTTCAATACATCGACTGTTTCAGTTGTCTTTTCTTGGGTAGTATTAGAATACTCTTGTATTAAAACATTAGAATCGGCAGTTTTTTGTAGTGCTTCAATTGTTGCATCTTTAGAGATACCCGCAGCATCTTCTTGTGCTTCGCTGTTCACAGATGGAGATTTCGTAGAAGGATATGCTGCTACAAATTTTTCGTTTAGGACATTGATTTCTTTTACAATGTTCTCTAACTCTTCTGTCGATTTCTCCTCTTTATTGAACTCTTCCATAAGTTTCTCGAACTGAGAATATAGGTTTTTCTGCTCATCTGTCAACGTAGAGATTAATGAATTTTCTTCTGATGAAGAATTACTTTCTTTACGAGATTCCTGTGAAAATTCTTCTAGCGATTTAGTCATAGAAGAATCTGAAGACGATTCTATATTATTTTTCTCAGAAGAATCTGAAGACGATTCAATAGTATTTTTATCAGAAGAAGTGGATGAGGTTTTGCTCTCGTTGAAGTGTTGATC